GATGTCTGTGGATCAGTATGATAAGTACGAGCAGGAAATTAATCTTGCGATCTCAGAAGGCCGAGTAACTAAATAACTTAGTCTTTTAAAAAGGTAATTTATCATGGCGTATAACCAATCAGATCAGTTTTTTGAACAATCAACTGACACCAACGGTAACTTTGGAAACAGCGTTGCAGGACAAACTAACTCGTTTTTTCTACCTGCTGTTTACAGTAAGCAAGTTCTTAACTTCTTCCGTAAAGCATCAGTAGCCGAGGCAATCACTAATACTGATTACTCTGGTGACATTTCAGCTTTCGGTGATTCAGTACGAATCATTAAAGAGCCTACCATTCAAGTATATCAATACGAGCGTGGTGCGGATGTTACACAAACTAAACTTACTGACCAAGAGACAACTCTTGTTGTTGATACTGCAAACGCATTCAAGTTCATCGTTGATGATATTGAAAGCAACATGTCTCATGTAAACTGGCGTGAGATTGCTGCATCAAGTGCTGCTTACTCACTTAAGGATGCATTTGACGAAAATGTTCTTGCTAAGATTGCAGCAGGTATGTCTGCTTCTGCTCCTGACCACATCCTCGGCGCTGACGCTGCGGTAGGTTCTGGGGGCTTAGGCGAGACTACTGCGTCAATCGATCTTGGTGCTTCTGCTGAAGTAGACCCACTCGACCTTATGGCTCGTATGGCTCGTCTTCTTGATGAGCAAAACGTACCGGAAGAAGGTCGTTGGTTTGTAGCATCTCCAGAGTTCTACGAAGAGCTTTCACAGTCTGACTCTAAGCTCTTGTCAGTAGACTACAATGCAGGTCAGGGTTCAATCCGTAATGGTTTGATAAGCTCTGGCAAGCTCCGTGGCTTTAGCATGTACAAGTCTAACAATGTACCTGCAACAACTACAGCAACTGCCCAAGTTATGTGTGGACATATGTCTGCCGTAGCAACCGCGCAGACTATTGTGAACACTGAAGTTATCCGTGACCCATCATCTTTTGGTGATATTGTCCGTGGCCTTCATGTACACGGTGTTAAAGTACTTCGACCTGAAGCATGCGTCCAAGCATTCTACACAATCGACTAGTAACTTTATAAGGAGGAAGGGGGTGTAAAAGCCCCCTGACTTTTAAAATGGAAAAAAATAAACGTATAGTTCTTAAATCTAGAAGCAAGCAAAATTCAAGACCTAGAGAAAGTCAAGTAACTCATTCTCAATATTCCTCAAACTGGGACAAAATATTCGGAGATAAAAAACATGATGAAAAAGAACAAAGCATACAAAAGTAAATATTCTTACGGTGGTAAAGCCACAGCTAAAACAAAAATGAACATGGGAGGGCCAGTTAGTACTAAAGGTTCTCAGCCTCAGTATGGTAAAACCATGAAAGATGCAATGCCTAAAACTTACGAGTGTTAAAAAATGGCTACAACATTTCTTCAGTTAACTAATGAATTACTAAGGGAACTCAATGAAGTTCCTTTGACTACTAGTAATTTTTCAACTGCTATTGGTATTCAAAAACATGCACAAGATTGCCTTAATCGTGCTTACGCAGATATTGTTACTGAAGAACCTAAGTGGCCTTTTTTAGCTGTAGCTGAAAGCGGGACAGTAGATCCTATGTATGGGAATGTTTCAGTAGACACTACAGCAGGGACACGATGGTATGAGCTAAAGGAATCTAGCTCATCTTGGGCAGATGATTATGGTGCTATAGACTGGGAAAATTTCTATATCACTACAGTTGGTGTAAGCGGAGAAACTGCTCCTTACGTCAGTAAAAATCTACGCTTTATATCTACAGAAACTTGGAAAGATTTTAGGCGTACAAACGAAAACGAAGATGATGCAGATACCCAAAACTGGGGTGAGCCTAATGCAGTTATCCGTAGCGCAGATGGGCGCAACTTTGGACTAAGTCCTATCCCTAAGAAAGAGTATAAGGTTTGGTTTTTTGCTTGGAAGCAACCTACTAAACTAAATTCCTACTCAGATGAAGTAGTTTTTCCTGATATGTACACAAATGTTATAATTGCTAAAGCTCGTTATTATATGTGGCAGTTTAAAGAAAACCCACAGTCAGCTACTTTTGCGATGAACGACTACAAGAAAGGGCTACGCAGCATGCGAGAGAATCTTTTAGATCCACCGATTAGTTATATTAAAGACGATAGAATAAGGTTTATATAATGTCGCAGCCGTTTGGATTTTCATGCACAGGTGGTTTAAATACTAACCTTAATGAGTTTGATATGCTTAAGCAGCCCGGAATTGCTAAAGAGCTTACAAACTTTGAAGTCCACCCAGATGGAGGCTATAGAAGAGTCAATGGCTACACCCCTTTTGGTTCTACTAGACCTGAATCTTCCGCTGCTATACATGGGGTTTATCCGTATGGTCTAGGAGTTGTTGTATGTGCAGGCACTAGTATTTATTATTCAGAAAACGGCAATACTTGGACACAGATAAATTATAATACTGGTACTCATGGTTCCTTACAAGCAGATCTCTCTTCACTTACAGAACTAAATAGACCTAATCAAGGACAAGCTCAGTTTGCATTAATGACAGCTCCTACTGGACATGTAGTAGGTACTCATGGATCTTTAAGTATTGCTACTGGCGCAGATAAGCTTGCTCATTTTTTTATTGAAGGAACAGGGGTTACTAGAAAATTTCATTACTCTGAAACTTCTACACCTGCTGCGGCTAAATATATTGAAATACTAGAAAAACATTTATGTGTAGTTGATACAACTAACCAAGCAAGTACTGTTTATTATAGTAAAACTAATGATGATGATGATTTTACAGGCACAGGATCAGGGTCAGTAACAATCGCAGACAAAGTTACTGGCATAAAAAGTTTTCGTAATACTTTATTTATATTCTGTGAAAATACTATTCATAGATTAGATAATATAAATAATGCAGCTACAATAGCTGTAACACAAGTAACTAATAATGTAGGGTGTTTAAGCGGATACAGCATACAAGAAATTGGAGGAGACATTTTATTCTTAGCTCCTGATGGCCTTAGGCTTGTTGCTGCCACTGCAAGGATTGGTGATATTGAATTAGGAACTGTATCAAGACAAGTGCAGGCTCTTATTTCTTCTGTTACGGCTAATATTTCTGACTATGTAATTAGTAGCGTAGTGTTACGCCATCGTTCTCAGTACCGTTTATTCTATACTGGAACTGGGGCAGATATAGAAGGATCTAGAGGACTTGTAGGAACTTTAACAGCTGATGGGTTTCAGTGGGCTGAGACAAAAGGAATACAAGCTCCTGCTATTTCGTCTGCTTTTAATTCAGTAAGCGAAGAAAAAGTATACCACGGAGATAACAGTGGTTATATTTACGAACATGATACAGGTAATTATTTTTACCAAGAAGGCTCTCAGAAAGTTATTAACGCTTACTATAAAACTCCTAACTTAGATTTCGGAGACTCAGGAACTTTAAAGACTTTAAAGTACGCTAAAATATCTTTTGGCCCTGAAGGGGATATAGATCCTTATCTTCGTGTTAGATACGATTATGAAGATCCTACAATACCTCAACCTGCTGATTATGAATTAGAAGGCATCAGGCTCCCTGCTATTTTCGGGACTAGTCTATTTAATACAGGTACTTTCGGGGGATCGCTAGACCCTACTTCCACACAAGCTATTGAAGGTAGTGGACATACTTGTAGTTTTAGAATTTATAGCGAAGACAATAGCTCGCCTTATTCAATTAACGGTTTATATTTTAATTATACCCCCTCAGGTAGGAGATAATAATGTCTGGAACTAATTATATCAGACAAAGCACATTTACTGACGGAGATATTATAACCGCAGCTTTATTCAATAATGAATATAATCAAATACAAAATGCATTTGTGTATGCCGCTATAGGCACTACAGGTCATCGTCATGATGGAACTAGCGGGCAAGGCGGTAACATACATACTATTGGCGACCAAGATTTTGATAATAAAATTGTAGTAGATAGTACTAACAATAGATGGGGATTTTTTGTTTCTGTTAGTAATGAACCAGTAGAGCAGATAAGAATTCAAGATGGAGCTATTGTACCTGTAACTGATAATGATATAGATCTAGGTACTTCTTCTCTAGAGTTTAAAGATATTTACATTGATGGTACTGCTTATGTAGATTCTATTTCTTTTAACGGTACAGTTATTTCTGCAACTGCTACTGAATTAAATACTCTAGATGGTATTACTTCTACTGTAGCAGAATTAAATATTCTTGATGGTGTAACAGCAACAACCACAGAATTAAATTATACTGATGGTGTTACGAGTTCTATTCAAACTCAAATAGATACTAAAGCTCCTACAGCTAGTCCTACTTTTACAGGTACACTTACTGCTCCTACTATAAATGCTAGTACTTCTTTAGAAATAGCAGGGACTGCATTAACTGTAACTGCTGCTGAATTAAATACTCTTGATGGTATTACAGCAACTGTAGCAGAACTTAATGCTCTTGATGGTATTACAGCAACTGTATCAGAACTTAATATTCTTGATGGAGTTACCGCTACTACAGCAGAACTTAATGCTCTTGATGGTATTACAGCAACTGTAGCAGAACTTAATGCTCTTGATGGTATTACAGCAACTGTATCAGAACTTAATATTCTTGACGGAGTTACCGCTACTACAGCAGAACTTAATGCTCTTGATGGTATTACAGCAACTGTAACTGAATTAAATCTTTTAGATGGCGTAACAGCAACTACAGCAGAGATTAATTATCTTGATGGTGTAACATCTAGTATTCAATCTCAGCTTAGTGGACTTCAGGGATCTGATCAATCTCTTGTGGATATTTCAGGAATTTCTCATTCTAATGGGGTATTTATTGTTAGTGATGGTACTAACTGGGTCGGCGAGTCTGGCAGTACCGTAATAACCTCATTAGGAATTACATCTACAGCAACAGAGTTAAACTTGTTAGATGGCGTAACAGCAACTACAGTAGAGATTAATTATCTTGACGGCGTTACGTCTAGCATTCAAACGCAGTTAAATGCAAAAGGTGTAGGCTCTGTTACTTCGGTAGGAGGCACAGGAACAGTCAGCGGATTAACCTTAACTGGTACGGTGACAGGCTCTGGAAACCTTACCCTAGGCGGTACGCTTGATAATATCAACTTAGCTTCTGGTGTAACAGGAACGCTCCCTATTACCAACGGAGGCACTGGAGGTACTTCTGCTACTGCGGCTTTGACTAATTTTGGCCTAACCGCTACGGTTGCTGAAATTAATGTTTTAGATGGTATTCCTGCGGGGTTAACGGCTACAGAGCTTGGATATGTAGATGGTGTCACTTCTGCAATACAAACTCAATTAAACGCGAAAGGCACTGTATCTACTTTAAGTGATTTAAGTATTACCGCCACGGCGGCAGAGCTTAATTACACTGACGGCGTTACAAGCGCTATTCAGACTCAACTAAACGCTAAAGACAATAATCCAATCCAAAAAGGCGCTAACTACACCGCAGTAGTAGGTGACAATATTATAGCCACGGCGGGTGGTATTACTATTACTCTTCCTGCTTCACCGAGCGCAGGCGACACGGTTGGAATTAAAGATGGCACAGGCGCAGCAGCGACCACCACCTTCACCGTAGCGCGTAACGGCTCTAAGATAGCAAGCTCTGCTACTGATTTGGTGTTTGATAAAAACTTTGCTGAAATCACCATGTCTTACGTCAATGCCACTATTGGTTGGAGCGTATAAATGAGCAACTTGTCGGAACTGCTGCCGACAGGCGGCGGACAAAACGCTGTAGACTTCGTTGCGTCTGGCACTTTAAGTTCTGGGCAGACTGTTGCGTTGAAGGCTGATGGGACTGTGGAGGCTGTTGCTGAGGCTGCTGCAAGCACAGGCACAAGCGTTGTTTTTGAAGCGGCAAGTGTGAATTACTTAGCGTCTGCTTATGATTCTAACAGCAATAAAGTTGTAGTGGCGTACGAAGACGGAGGGAACTCTAATAAAGGAACAGCAGTAGTTGGCACTGTAAGCGGAGCAAGCATTAGCTTTGGAACTCCGGTTGTTTACGAAACTGGCACTGTTTTTTCGCAAACAATGGTTTTTGATTTATCTGCAAATAAAATTGTAATATCGTATGCAGATACTGGAAACAGTTTTTATGGAACAGCAGTAGTTGGCACTGTAAGCGGTACAAACATTAGTTTTGGAAGCACTGTTGTTTTTCAAAGTGCGCTTACTTTTGACCACGGAGCGGCTTACGATTCAACTGCAAACAAAACAGTTATTGCCTATAGAAACAGAGCTGATAGCGATTATGGCTACGCAATAGTTGGAACAGTAAGCGGAACAAGCATAAGTTTTGGCACTACTACTCGTTTTGTAGCTGCTGTTACTACTAATCTATCAGCCACATACGACTCAACCAACAGCAAAGTAGTTATTGCTTATAGCGACAACTCAAACTCTTCTTATGGCACAGCAGTAGTCGGCACTGTGTCAGGCACTTCTATGACGTTCGGAACTCCTGTTGTTTTTGAGGCAGCAACTGTTTCTAAGACCTCTTCTGTATATGACACTGCTAATGCTAGTGTTGTAATTAGCTATAGAGACGACGGTAATTCTTCCTATGGGACATCGGTAGTAGGAGCAGTTAGTGGGACAGCTATTAGTTTTGGGACTCCTGTTGTATGGTACAGCTCGGCGGCCACAGATCCTGCTTCTTCGTATGACGCGAGTGCCGGACAGGTAGTTGTTTCTTTCCACGATAATCCCGCAGCTAACTCTCGAGCGATAAGCGGGACTGTTTCAGGAAATTCTATTTCTTTTGGGTCTTCGGTAGTTTTTGCGTCTGTATATGCAACTAATATTACGTCTACTTACGATGAAGATGCCCAGAGAATAATTTTGTCGTATAAAAACGTATCAAGCTCAAGCTATGGAACTTCATTAACGTTTAAAGACGCCTCAACTAACTCCTCCGACTTCATAGGCATAACATCCAAAGCAATCTCTGACACAGCCACAGGCGCTGTAAACGTCTACGGTGGGATTAACGAAGCGCAGTCTGGCTTGACCATAGGCTCTGATTACTACGTTCAAGACGATGGTACGCTAAGCACCACAGCCTCCTCGGTCAAGGTAGGTCAAGCAATCTCCGCAACCACTATTAACATGATGGACTTAAAATTATGAGTAATCTAAGCGAGCTATTACCCGCAGGTGGTGGTGGAAAGAACGTAGATTTTGTTGCGTCCGGGGCGATTGGCAATGGAGTTACTGTTGCTTTGAAGGCTGATGGGACGGTTGAGGCTATTACTGAAACTACACTAAATCCAACAGTTCCAGTAGGCAGTACACAGAATTTTGTTACAGTTGCTTCGCAATACTATGATATTGCTGCCGACCCCAATAATACAAATAGATGGGCTATAGTCTGGACGGATGATATAGGAAATAAATACGTTCAAATTAGAATTATTACCCGCTCAGGCACTACACTAACAATGAGTTCTGTTAGTAATGTAAACACAAACGGTAATGCTAGTAATCCTTGTATAGCTTGGGATAAAAGCACTTCGGGAACATTGCTTGTTTGTTATAATGAAAGTAGTAAGAAAGCTAAAGCTTGCACAGTATCTGGCAGCGCAGGAAGTGAAACCTTTACCTACGGCTCAGAGTTAGATATCGGCTATGGCCTATTTTATAGTCAAAAACTTAGCTCTTTAGGCACTACAGGAAATTATTTATTAACCTACGATAAATCATCGCCTAACTATATGTATGGAATAGTTTTGTCCGTATCTGGCACAGCGGTTACCAAAGGAACTGAAACCGTAATAGCTTCCAGAGGAATGGCAAGTCTAGGTAAAACTTCACACGCCGTTGATGTTACAGATAGTTCAAAAGCACTAGCAGTTTGGATAGATTTGGCGGCTAACGATTATATTTATGCGGCTTCTTTAACTATTTCAGGAACATCCATAAGCGTAGCGGGTGTGTCTAGTATTTCAGGGACTACTCGCTATAAAACCGATACAAGATTAGCAGCTACTTTTGCAGACTCGACAGGGAAATATGTTGTATTAGGTAAAGACCGTACTAATAATGATGGGTACGCATTTATAGTGACAGATAGCGGAGGCTCTTATAGCTCAGGAACAAGAGTAGCTTTTTTGGTTGGGACTGTGAATAGCTATTCAATTTCTAATAACTTAAACGACTCTGATAACTTTGTAGTGGCTTATTCAGGTAGCTCCTCGTTCGACGGCTACTCCACAATAGGCACAATAAGCGGAACGAGCATAACATTCAGTACCGCAGTAGCAATTGATTCTACATACAATGCTCGCTACTACTTAGAAGTGTCGCAACAAAACGATTCACTAGGTCACTACATGACGGTTTACGAGCCGAGTGCTTTTAATTCTGGCTATGCAACGATGGGTTATAAAGGCGGCTCGTCAACTAACTTTTCCGACTTCATAGGCATATCAGACGCTGCTATTTCCGACACTGCAACTGGCTCGGTGACAGTTCAAGGCGGTGTATCTACCAACGTTTCTAGCCTTACTGCTAACACCGACTACTACGTCCAAGCAGACGGCACTCTTGCAACTACAACGTCCACCGTCCCTGCGGGCAGGGCATTGTCAGCAACCTCAATCCTATTGGAAGGATAATTATGAAAACTATTATTTGTGAAATGAACTGCTCTAAGTACCTTTTTGAGGACGACAAGCAAGTCAATGTAAAGGATGACCGCATTGAAGTAGGTGACCCTGCTAACTTGGACTTTATTATCGGTGACCTGAACACTAATAACTCTACTCTGATCGAAGGCGTGACTGAGCCAGAAGATTGGTACGGTTGTAAGTACAACTACGTCAACGGCGTATGGGAACTCTGCCCTGATTGGGTTGATCCGCGTATTGAGCAGTCTGTATAACCAATAAAGTAGTAGAGGAAAGACAATGGAAGACCGATTAAGCAGAGTTGAGAAGAAGATTGACACACTCCAAGAAGCTATCGTGTCATTGGCGCGTGTTGAAGAAAGACTTGTCACTGTGTTTAATCGGCAGTCCCATATAGAAGATAAAGTAGACGCTATGGATGAAAAGGTTGATCGTTTATCCGAGAGTGTTATTAAAGGCAAATCAGCCGAGCGAATAGTCTGGCTAGTCGTAGCAGCATCTATTGGCGCGGCAGTTAGGTATTTATCATGATTAGAAAGGCTAAGGCGGCATTTGAGTTGCTTAAAAAGGGTAAGGCAGTATCTGACCCTGCCAAGTGGAAAAGCCGCCAAGTCACAGCTACAATGCTTACAGGGGCTATTTGGGCGGCTATACAGGCTGCGGAGGCTTTTGGTTATGCGATACCGGTGGATGAGACTACTGTGGACTCTGTGGCTGTCGGGGTTCTTGCTGCTGTCAACTGGATGCTCACACTATCAACATCTGAAAAGATCGGGGTGTAGTCTGGGCGTTAAGCCTGTAATGGTTAATCCTCATTGGATTTATGAAGTTTCTAACGTGTATGGCGTTGAAGCAATTTTACTAACTATGGAGTGTAAGTTATGAGTATTTTTGAATATCTTAAGTGGGTTAAAAAACTTTGGAGTATGGTTGTGGATATAGTCAAATTAATTGAGGAGACTATTCCAGATGACGGAGCGGGTAAAGAAAAACTTATGGCGTTTGATATTATGCTCAAAGCGGCTATTGAAAAGGCTGATGATATTGACGAGCAGTTTGATAAGCTACAGCCTGTGGCTCATGATATTGTTAATACTGTTGTTACTCTCTTTAATACCGTTGGACTCTTCAAACGATCTAAATGATTAATAAAATACTAAAATAATTTTTGACTTTTAGTTAAAAATATGCTATATAAAAGCCTTTAAAGTTTGGGGAGTGTCATGTCTAGAAGCAGAAGTAAAGATCCAATATTAGAACGCATAGGTGTTAGTGGCTATAACACCCCTAAACGAACACCTAACCATGCAACTAAATCTCATGTTGTTGTTGCTAAGGTAGGTGATACAGTTAAAACAATACGCTTTGGGCAACAAGGCGTTAAAGGTGCAGGTAGTAGTCCTAAAACCGAAGCAGAAAAAGCTAGACAAAAATCCTTTAAAGCTCGTCATGCAGCTAATATAAAAAAAGGTAAGCTTTCAGCAGCTTACTGGGCAGATCAAGTAAAATGGTAGATATAAATAAAGTAGAGTTATTATTGCAGATTGTTATGGCTACTAACGGTGAGTGGACACCTGATGAAGTTATAGAATTTTTTTACTTCGTAGAAGAAGTTACGAAAGAGGAAAGCCCCGCTAAAGGAACTCTTTCTGTTATCCAAAATAAAGGTATAGAGTAATGGGAACTGAGACTGATAGCACTAACCCTAATACAAAAATATTACAGCCTGACGGTAGTTTTAAAACAGCCGCAGAGGTTGCTGCTGCTAATAAGGCCGCTGCGGATAAAGCTGCTGCCGAGGCGAAAGCTGCTGCTGAGGCGAAAACTGCCGCAGACGCCAAAGCCGCTGCTGAGGCGAAAGCTGCTGC